GAAAGTCAAATAATCTAAGAGTAAATGCTTTATACTTAAAAATCCACTCCAATTAAGGAGTGGTCATTTTTCATTAATTGTTTGGTTCACCATTGACTAAGATGCTACGTAAAAAATTAATTACTTTTTCAGCGAATTGTACGAAGTCGCTCATTGCTTTCACCTCTAATAATTTGATTTGATAGGGTCATTTTAAACATTTAGCTATGCATGAATGACAGACGTGAAATGATTGGTTTATAAAGATGATTTTCCGGAGGAGAATAATCATCTTTATATAATAATTATTAACCTTTCTAATTTAAAAGTCTATAGGATAGCTTGAATTTCAATAAATTTTCATCCTATATTTTACAGTTTTAACAAAGTTAATAGTCACTTAACTGCAATATCAAAGTATAAACTGTTATTGATTTAAAACGCGATTTTAATAATAAAAAGTAAACATGTGTATTTTGCCAAACTTTATCTTCATGAGATCTATCAACTAAACTAAAATCACTCGTATTAATAACCTCATCGAATAATTCATTAATAAATAATTCTACCTCTTTATTTACATTATTTTCTTTAAAATATGCATTTTCAATTTCGGTTAAAATATTATTTCACTTTCTTTCTGCAATATAAAATATATTTCAAAATACAAATATAACAAAGATCTACAAAGTGATTTCCTAACAATATTTTTATTCATAACTTTTTCAAGAAAGAGCCTTAATTAAGTTCTAAGTACATTAAATCTTGATTATAATATTTAGTTCCATCAAACAATGATTTCAATTCAGTACCATATTTTTTAAAACCATATGCCTTATAAAAATTTTTTGCTCTTAAATTTTCTGAAACGACCTTTAAATTAATTATTTCAAGTCCTTCTAAGTTTCTTGCCTTTTGCAATATAAATCCCACTACATCTTTAGCTATGCCTGTACCTCTATATTCTTTTTCACAATACACTCCCGACAAAAAACTTTTATGCTTAGTTTTTTGCCCACTTTCTCTAGTAAAACTAGCAATACATACAAGTTTGCCCTCACAAAAGCCACCTACAATAAATCTAAAATCAGATGACTTTAAACGTGATTTAAATATTTCTAAATTAAAATTACTCTCATTTTCATATGTAGAACCAAAAGCGTTTGGTTCAACTTTTAACCCTTTAAGTCTCAATTGCTTAAATTCATTCACATCTTTTTCAGTTAAAATTCTAATATTCATGTAATCCCCTTTTTAATAATTTTTATTATATTATATATAAATAATTTTCATTATTAAATTTAACACATTATAAATAATATTTTAATAACGTATTTATCATTTAATCATTTTATTTCAATTACTTTATTGACTTTGTGACTATAAAATCTTTAAAATCACCAACCAAACTTGTCGATTGTTTGATTTAATAGCTCACGTTTTGTTGATATAGTTCATTTTAGTAAGTATTTGAAACCTATGAAAATTTGCATAATTTAACATTAAATAAAAGTACATATCCAAAAAAGACTAAGTACTTTTATACTGTTAGATATTAATGAGTAATACCTTAACGTAATCAAAAATGATTAACTTAAATATTTTTAAACTCTTTTAATCAATAATTTTGGTCACAAAAAAGTTTAATCAAATTAGCTGCTACTCAAATTGTAAGTACTCTTTTTATAAACCTTCTTCAATCTTCTTCAGGCACATCATCAGTAATCATTGTTCTGTTAGGGGGTTGCTCATGTAGTTCATCTAATGCTTTCCGTTTCTCTTCTTCCTCATCTTCCGGCCACTCATCTATATTAATAAATATCGATGTATCCGTAGATAACTCTTTCTTATCAATAAATAACTTGTGATATTTCCCTAACATATCCCTAGCACGTAAACGGTCACTAACTAATTTTATTTAAATATATATCTACATAGAAAAAGCCATCTCTTAGGGTAGCTTATCTATTAATCGACTAAATATTTGTCGAACACGTCCACTTGTTACCATGAGCATTTCGCCTATCTTCTCATACGACCAACCATAAGCGAGTAAGTCAAAAACAAAGAACTCTTTATCTGTACCAATGCTTTCAATTACTGACGATAATTCATTAAAAAATATATGTTCTTCAAAATTATCGCTCGTTTCTATCGATGTTGTAGGTTGATTTAGTGAAAAGAAATTATTTATATTCTCTTCGTGCATTGGAGGTTCTTCTTCCGGTGGTTCATAGTTCATTATGAAGGCTCTAACGCTTTTTTTGTCATATATCATAGATATGTACTTCTTTCAGCAACACGACGTAATATTACTTCTCTAGCATGCTTAATTGTGTACTCTGTTACCCCTAAAACATCTGCGATAATGTCATAAGGTTGCTTATCCCACCATAGTATCTTAATTAATTGCTGCTCTTGTAGTGTCGCATTGTTATATACTTCAGTAATCCCTTTTACGATACTTTTAACTCTATTATATCTCTGTTCAGTCATTTGACTAGCTTGTGTTTTGTACTCATCAACTAATGTTTGATAGTTTTCCATATATCTACTCAGTAGTTTATAATCGAAACTCTTTAAAGCTCTCATATAACTAACTCCTCTCTTTGCGTTTGTAATGTAGTTCTTACTTTTTCTACTTCTTCATCAAAATACTTTCTTTGTTCTTTCAAATGGTCTCTCTGACGGATTAGACGAGCTTTATACGTGGCTTTATATAAATCTTCACATAACTTCTCAATGTTCCTATAAGGCTTATAAACGCCATTTGTACGCATGTAGTGCATTATCTCTTGTTGCTCATGATATGGATAAGTGCTGACAATACTTTTAAGTAAATTCATACGTTCCAATGATTGATTTTTATAACGTTCTAACTTTTCTTTTTTCTCAACAATCCATATAACTAACTTATCTAATGGATAACTGGTGAAAACTACCCCCGTTGCTTCATCACAAGTCATATGTGAGATGTTCAGATGATACATAGCATTTATTTGTTCTTCGAGTGCTTGGCATTTTCTGTTTATAAATTGAGGATTGTATTTAACCAACAACTCATATTCTGAAATTCTTTCTTCTGCTTCATAACTGAAAATATCTTTATTTTTCTTCAGCAACAGTTCTGCACTCCTTTAAACTTTATCTCTTTTATTTTCTGATTGGTTTTGTACTTTTGTTTAGTCGTTATCTGAAATTCCGAATTGGTCATAAACAGATTGTTTCTTAGGCGTCTCATTCTTAGGATCTAATATCTTTAGTCTGGATTCTACTGTTAAACCTAATTTAGATGAAATACTATTCAATTGTGCCAGTGCATCGCGTTTAATAGCGTGGTTTTGGTTTAATTTAGTGCCTCTTTCAGTAACAATTACTGCGCTTTCTTGTTTCATACGTTCAGTAGCTTGAATATAATCTGAATAAGCTTGGCAATATGCGGACACCATTGCTAAATCTAAACTAGCAATTGGTAATTCTTTTAGTAATGGATATATTCTAAACCATTCTTGTTTTGCTCTATCATCTAACCACTCTGGAGGTTCTGCGTTTAAAGGAGTAAGCTGTTTCATTGCTTCTTCCGTTGCTTTCTTATTTTCTTGTTGTTCGACTGTTAAATTACCTTTTTGTTGAGATAATAATTTTCTTGGTGGCATTTTCATTTCTCCTTTCTAAGTCATTTAATGTAAAGTGAAAAGTCTTTACGAATATTTAAGATTTCATTTAGAATTTCAGTCGAAGATAAGTGCGGCTCGTTTAACTCGAACCTTAGATCCACGGGGGTTTTAGAACGCCCCGTTAATTTTATAAAGAATTATTTCCTGAAAATTAATTTTTGTGAATTTTATTATGGCAGCTAAAACACACTACCTCTAAATTATCCATATCCAGTCTTTTACCCCAGTCCCTCGCCATTATCTATCGATATACATATACATTTATCTTCACTAATTATCATGTCCTCTAATTGCTTCATATAAGCCTGTCATTAGCTTTTAATCAGTTCTCTATATATTTAATCCTATTTGTTCTTATCTTCCTTATAACAAGCCTAAAACAGCATCTTAAACTGTTCTATGTTATGTTTGTTCTCTCAACATTTCTATCATCATTCTTCTTTCTCTTTTATTTATAATTTCTTCTTTCTCTTTTATTTATAATTTCTTCTTTCTTGTTCTAAATAACTTTTCTTTATTTAAAATCAAAATACAAATCGAAATTACAAAACAATTTTAATTTTTTTATTTTCATTTCTCATTTCAAAATTCTATTTCACTTTCTGACTTCTCATTTACTTTTATAATTTTCATTCTCTTTATCATTCTAATATCTTTAATTAAAGTTCAACTTTGCTTTGTTCAATTAACGAATTATCTTCTTAACTCTTTTATCTTCTAACATAAAAAGATAATTGTTGCTTCTACTTTATTTCTTCTAAATGCTTTCGATGTTTAACACAAACATAATTGTTTCTTCCACTTCAATATAATTAATATCTCTAACACATATTGGATTACCCATATATATTTTAGTGTATTGCCTAAACACTATATCAAGCTATTACCTTAATACTATGGAATAATACCTATGCCCTTTATACTAGCTGCAGCGTACACTTTTATACAGTCACACAATTATAGCCCTGTAACTTATGTGAGGGTACTTATCTATAACCTCTGTTTGCTTGTACTGTATGATAGTTAATCCTACTTTGTCTGCCTATCCTATAACTCACCTACACGTTGTTTAGTTGTATAGTGTTGATTTATCTATACTATGAGATTAATATAATCTGACACATATTAATTACTTCATAATGTTTTTGGTTTACCTATACTTCCTATTAAGTAAACTATTGGCTCACTCATACACGAGACCACTTATAAAAGAAAGGCCATCACATATATTAAAGTGATGACCTTGTAAACATGCCTTAGACATAGAAATTCAATTGAACAAATGAAGGAGAAACTCATGGCTATTTTAGACTTTAACAAAGAGCGCTCGTTATTAAAGATATTTATTATCCTTAATATATTTATTATAACATAAAAGGCTCAACCATGCTATTTTAAGCGCTATTTAAATTGATAGAAACAGCTAAAATTTCACCTATGTGACTTACCCTATTATCTTTACCTTCTGCATTTTTTACATACACGTCAACACTATCTACTTTATTATTCTTGATTTGTTCAAATGCTTTATCTTTTGCATGATCCCCACTCTTCCAAGCATGAATAAATGTATGGTTTTTCTTAATTATAAATTCTCTATTATTTCTCTGGCTTGAAGCAATAATAAAGTTCAAATTGCCATTCATCATGACACAACTGTTTTTATTAAACTTAATCTTTTTAACTGCTTTCGGCTCGATTTCTCCTTCTTCAAAGTCACTCACTATGTTTAACTTATTATCTACATCAGCTAATTCTACATATACATTACTTGAACTAGCTAATATCATTAAATCTTCACCATTTTCAGTTACCTTTGCTCTGTTCCCTTTGTATCTAATGGCTGTAATCATTGTATTATCTCCTTACCATTTCTCTTTGCCGAAGTGATATTTCTGGAAGTCCTCTAACGACTCCTCTCTTAACATATCTTCGAGCAGCCATGAATAATCTCTAGGAGTTGTTTTACCACCGATTTCTACTTCATTAGCTAGTATTTGTCCTTTGTATCGATTGTGAATGTTACTAGGGTGCTGCTGCTCTTGTTTAACATAGCGTAATCGTGATATACGTCTGCCACCTTCATTCTTATTCTCAATCATTTTTCGATAAGTGGCTGCAACTTCTTGAAGTTTGTCTTTCATCTCTTTTCGATACTGTTCATGTGTCTTTTTGATGTCTTTCATTTCACTACCATACGCGTCGTAGAATGATGTAAATTCATCATCTGTGATACTGTAATCTGATGTTTTAAGTTGTTCATCTACTTCCAATAACTCTTGTTCTAAATCAGCTTGTTGACGCTTTAATTTTGTAGCTTCGGCAAATTCATCTTGATGTTGATAGTGCATGATCTTAGCATTCATTTTTTTAATACGATCTACTAGCTGATCATATTGTTTTTGAACCTCTTTAGCACGTAACCTTTTACCATAAATTTGTTTATCAAAAATACTGATTGAATTTTCTTTTACTGTTTTACTCATACTTCGTAACCTCTTTTTTCATTTTTTAATATTAATACTTCTTATCACATCACGGCAATGTAACTAACACTTATTGTTTGAATTTGTGTTATACTCCCAAACCTTTATCGCTCTTATATTGTCTACAATAAAAATTATCACCTGGTCTTAATTTATCATCTAAATTATACCATAAAAAGCTCTATGAAGCCAATTGTGGTAATTTTATAGTTATCTTTTATCTAACTCTTTTATACTTTTTTCACTGACATTAAAATGCCAATTCAATTAAGTTTTATCTTTAACATCGAATCCAGCTTTTAACATTGCGCCTTTAAACTGCCCGTTTGTCACATAGCTACTTTCAAAAGTGCCAGATAATACTTTTCTGTACCTTCTTTCAAATACGTGTTTCAATCCATATGATGTGCGTCTAGTATTAAAAGTTTTAATTTTATTCATTGAGTAGCAGAATTCTGGCAGCGCATTTTTCTTAACTTCATTTAATTATTCAAAATGTTCAGGTTTACTTATATCATTCATAATATATACTCCATTCTTATATTTATTGTGTATGTCACGATTATGAAATAAAATTTTTATAATTTTGTAGCTTTGTAGCTTTTTCAATCACAATTAGCTACATGGATAAAGACTGTTATATCAATGGTTTTAAGTCATTTCGAAGCGTAGCTACATTTCTCTATACCCACGCATATATTTTTATAGATATATTTATATATTAAATATATACAATCTTTTATATATAAAGCTACTGCTACAAATAAAGATACAACCCTTGATATGACTGCGTTCGAAGTTGTAGCTTACTTGTAGTTTTTTGTAGCTAAAAGCTACATTTATTTTTTCTTAAATCCTGCTCTAACTACTTTCTTATTGTTAACGTTAAATCTAATAGAGTGTTTCCAAACTACATCATAGTGAGATTCAATAATTGTGATAAAATCAGATTTATCAATTGGATTTCTTACAAAGTTATTACTACACCAAATTTTATAATCTTTATATACAATCGTTCCAGGTGTATTTAAAAAATAATCTATATCTCTATATTCTAGGTACTCACTCAATGGATTATTGTTTTGTGTAAACATCTCAATACTTCTATCAGATCTATCGTTAGGTGTGATATACACACCATTACGATTTAACATATAAGATAAGGTATCAATCGCTAGTTTTAATATATATTCTTTAGCACTTTCGCTATAAATAATTTCGGTACTTTCTGATACTGTTAAACGTTCATCATCTTTAAAACTGTATTCAAATGGTATAATGTGCAAACGTTTATTTATTTGTTTACCACTTTCTTTAAATTTAGGATAATGATTGCTAGCAATGATAAATGGCGTTTGCATACGAACAGAATGGCTTCCTTTTCCCTTTTCTTCAATTTCAAGATAACCACCTGTGACTGTTGACTTAATATTTCCAGTATCTACAATTTCAATATTAGGTAAATCATCAACGATATTTGCCATTTTTCCATACATACTTGAACCAGCAAAATTATTATTTGCTAATCTCTGTGGACTAACTGATGAAATCTGACCTCCACTATCAAATGTAGCTTTTATCATGTGTAATATGGTTGATTTTCCGTTATCTGCCACAGTACCTAATAGATATATAATTTGATCTATGAGTATTTCAGGATATAAAACTTGAGCAAACATTTCGTATATATTTGCCAGTGTAGATTCATGTTCGCACGATACTTTTCTGAGTGTATCATCTACAAATTCATTGTAAGCATTAGGATTATATGATGTTGGTATTTTGCTAGTAAGGAATATATCAGGTGTAAACTCTTTAAACACTTTAGTCTTGTAATGTACTAGCCCATTCTTAGTTGCCACATAATCATTATTAATTTCAGTTTTAACGTTACATACATCAATAATATAGTTTCTAACTTCTTTCACAGAATTGTCTTTTAAAAACTCTAAACCTCTAATGATATGGCGTAATCTACGACCTGTTTTATCCATTTCATAAATACCATTTTTAGGGTTATAAATATATATTTCACCGTCTGCATCAGGATATCTGACTATATGGTGTTCTTGCATAACGTAAGCAGCCATGATTGTATGTGCAAATGCAGGTTTTCTATTTCTATCATTATCAGGATAAATCCACCAAGAACCTTTTTTTATTTTTTTAGATTCTTTTTCACCAAACTTAATTTCATAATTCAGTTTCTTATACACTTCATTCTGATTATTTATAGCCTTATCAAGCTCTAATTGTCCCCACGTTGTATTTCCTCGCTTACTGTCCCATTTGTCAGTAAGATTATTATAGTTTAAGAATATATTTTCCATTTGCTGCTTATCTTTATTAGTGTAAAATGCTAAATAATGTAATAAGCTTTGTACTGCTTCACTAGGACTAGCAAAATGTTTTTCAAAGTTACCTTCCAATAAGTCGCTAATCTTATCCTTTTGTTTAGATTTCAGCATAAGATTTATAACTTCTTCATCTGATAGCTCGCTTTTATGATTAGGATCATAACTTAAAATAGTTTCAAAATTTTGTTCTTCTTTGAAGAATCGTTCTATTAAATTATTTAATATTTCTTGTTCTTCACAAATTTCAGATTGCCCAATTGATTCACCTGTAACTGTCATAAACCTAGCATTATCATACAATTCTATATCCAAATCAGAACGCTTTTTCTTACGTTGTTCAGGTAATTCTCCTTTAAAAAAGCAATGTAATCCAGTACCACTAGGCGACATTTCACAGTAGGTGAGTTCTGTCATTTCTAATGCTAAATCTGAATTGATTTGACCGTTCTCATCAATAGCATTATCTATATCAAACACGATGTACTTATCATTATCACTTAACATACAGCCTATACCGTCATATAGATTATTTTCTTCATACAAGTTATGAATTGCATCGAATATTGTCCAAGTATCTTTATTTGTTGAGCTTGCACGATACCCACTAAAGCTATAAGGCACTTTTTCATATTGTTGTCGCTTATTATTCCATTCAGCACGCCATAATACCCATTGTGGCAATTCTTTTAATTCTTCGGGTATTTCTAGCGTATTTACTTCAATTATTTTGTCTTTTTCTTTAATTGCCATTTAATTCCTCCCAAATACTTCTAAAACAAAGCACGAAATGGTAAAATAAAAATGTGGTTATTAAACCATTCCATGCTTGTTTATTAGTTGTATATTATGCTACGCGTTATCTTTACTTTGGTCGGTGGAAGATGACGCATTTTCTATTTCTTCTAATACTGTATCTAGTTCTTTTAAATATATACTCAACAAGTCGATACGTTGTGTGATGTAGCGATGTTGTTCATGATATTTCAGACCATGCATTTTAATTTGATCATTGGTTAATGTATGGTTTCTATCATATTTGAAATAATCCTCATCAAACCAGCCGAATGTTGTCACTGCATCATCGATTTTTCTTTTAATATTGTCTACATCTTCAATCAAACTTTTAGTTTCCCAATTCATTATTTAACTCCTTAACTAATTTTTTGCTTATTATAAATTTCTTTAGCTTCAATTAAACTTTCTAAAGTACGCTTACAATAGTCTATTTTCTCCAAATCTTCACGACTGAAGAAACTTAATTGACTTGGACTTTCAAATATAATTTCTTCTTCATTTTTAATAATCCAGTTGATAGCATGCATGATATTTTGTTTATTCACATCTAATTTAGCAGCCATTGTTTCACTCCTATTTATAGAAATTTATTACTTTTTCATTTTTCAATGAAGGTACAGGCATACCATAAAAAGTACATACATCTTTTAATTTCTTAACTTTCTGTTTCCAGGTTTTTCTCTCTTCTTCAAACTTATCTTTCACACTATAAAATTCACTTCCTAGATCATCTAACACAATTTGCTCGATAGCTTCAGCACCTTTAATATCTCCTTCTTCTCTATATGCTTTAGCTTTTTCGATTAAATAGCCTGTAAACTCTGCGATTCTATCAAATTCACCCATAAATCTATAAAGTTCGCAATTCGATTCCATTGCTTCTGCATATGCTTCGAAAATATCAATATTCATCTTATTTCACTCCATCAAAATTATTTTCTATTTGTTGCAAAGTCCATTTAATAAATGCCTCTAAATTCTTTTCACGATTTACTGTTTCAGTCCATTCAGTGTTGTCATCTTTTATTTTGTGTTTATACTCAGTTGATTTATCTTCAATTGTTTTTTGTAAAGTGTTATAAATTTCATCAATAACTTCTTTTTGTACTTGTTCCATCTTCTACGCCTCCACGTTTTCATAATTTAATAATGCGATTGTGCTGCCTAATAAATAAATTGCTAAACCTACATGAAACGCTATAAATGAACTAGCTAATAAAGTCATTAAACTGATTAATAATAGTTGTAATGTGAATTTAACCATTTTGAACCTCCATCAATTTCTTAACATTAATCTGTTTTAAATCATTGTTATGAATATCCATGTGTGATGTGATTTTCTCCATAAATTCATCAACATCAGATTTCTTGAATCGGTATGTGCTGCCTACCATGTAATATTTCATACCGTTATTAATAAGTAGCTCCTCAATCGTAGGTTTACTTAAATTTAGGTATTCAGCTAATTCTTTATATGTCATAAAGAACTTTTCTCTTGCCAATTCATCTACACGTTGATTAATCGCCTGTTCTAATAATTCACGTGCTTCTTCTTCATCAATATTAATGTTGAACATTGGTTAAGCCTCCTTATGCCATTTGTTGCTTGTCATTGTATTTGTCGTAAATGTGCTTTTTCACAGATAAAGGAAGATTATATTTATCAACAAACACCATAAATTCTACTGTGTCATTTAACACCTGCTGTCTTAACTCCAGCATTTCCTGTGTCATATCTTGCTTTTTAATCATCTTAGGAAAACCGAGCACATTTGAAACTGCTTTATTACTAATTGCTTGAGCTTTGCAATAGTCTTTTTTAGAAATAACTTCAATACCATTTTTCAAATTATCCATTGCTTCTTTTTGTTTTTCTTTGTCTAGCATGCGAAAGGCTTCGTATCCTTTAAGCCCTGTTGATTGGCGTAACTCAATTAGCAGGTCACAAATCCAATCTTGGAAATCTACAGCTTCAGGTTTGTTCGAACGCATCACAAGTCGGTAAATACCTTTTTCGTTAATAACTGTGTAATCTTGGAATTTTCTTGATTTCTTTTTATCTGATGTGGTACTACCTTTGAGAGTACCTCTCACATGTTCTGGTAAATATTTTGTAGCATTGAATGCATCTCTAAAACCCAATACCTTTGCCACATCACTTGCTATAGCCCAATACTCATCGTCTTTTTCAATAAACCGAATTTCTTTATCATTGAAAATTTGTTTAATCATTGGTTATGCCTCCTGTTCTTCAAATTCAAATAAATCTTCGATATTTAAATCTAAAACGTTAGCAATTTTTTTTGCTAACTTAGGACTTGGTATTTTTTTGCCATTAATAATTTGACTTAAATACGTTGTACTTACTTTTGTTTTAATTACTAAGTCAGATAAATTAAGCCCTTTTAAAAACATTGCTTTTTTTAATGCATTCGAATTAATTAATACAGTCATTCATTCTCACCCCTTAAATATATGTTATAGGCGATATTAATTCTCAAAAAAATATTATGTTAATTTTTTAAAGAATATATTATCGGCGATATAACTATATATTAAATTATGATTAACAAAAACGCAAGTAATTTTAACAAAATTTTTTTATCATTTAGAGAAGTAATCTGTTATCATTAGTTTTGAGGTGATGAAATATGAATATCGGCGATAACATTAAAAAAATACGAAAAGAAAAAAAGTTATCTCAAAGTGATTTAGCTGCATCTTTAGAGATTTCTCAATCTTATTTAAGTGATTTAGAAAATAACAGAAAAAATTTAGGTATTAAAACGGTAGAAAAAATTGCAAAAAAACTTGATGTTACAACGAGTTATTTAATAAGTGGTAATAAAATGCTTAGTGATTTAACAGATAATGAATTAAAAGAACAAATGTTCAATTTATCTAACCAAATATCTAAGTCTACAAGTAAAAATGAAACAATCGTTAAAGAAAATTTGTTCAGTTTATTAAACAAAGATTTATCTTATTTAGATGTTCACTACTTTAATAATATTTATAATTTTTATGAGTTAGAAAAAACTGAAGAAGATAGTTTATTGTTTATTTCTGTCCTTCTTCAAATGTTGCGTCAACACAAAATGAGTGGCAGCAAAGAAGCATACGATGATATTACCAATGAGTTTGACGACTTCCTAAAACGATACTTAAATATTAAATAGGTGATTAAATGGCAAGTTACGATCAAATATCTAAAAACAACTGGCGTTATCGTATATCACTAGGAAAAAATGCAGAAACAGGAAAATATGAATATATCTCTAAGACTGGCTTTAAACGTAAATCAGACGCTAAACATCAAGCTGAGATGATTGAACGCCAATTAAGAAATGGTGAATATATCCCTCCTTCTTCTAGCACATTCAAACAAGTAGCTGAAGATTGGATTAAACAATATGCTAACGATGTAAAAGTAAGTAGTGTAAGAGCACGTGAGAAAGCCATACAGCATGCCATAGAGCACTTTAATACTAAACCAATACAAACTATCAAGAAACATGATTATCAACGTTTTGTGGACGATATGAGCATACAGTATAGTAAGAATTATGTTGATAGTATTGTGGCATCTACTAATATGATATTTAAATATGCTTATGATATGAAATTGATTAGGGTACTACCTATTGAAGGTATTAAACGACCTAAAAAGAAAGTAAGCGTGGAAGAGTTAGAGGATAGTGAGATACATAAAAAGTTTCTTGAAAAAGATGAATTATTTCAATTCCTGGAGGTTGCTAAAAATCACCATTCACCACAGAATAGCTTTGAAGTATTTACCACATTGGCATACACTGGCATGCGTGCAGGCGAGTTGTTAGCATTAAAATGGTCTGATATAGACTTTGAGAACAATACAATTAGTATTACCAAGACTTATTACAATCCGAATAATAATAAAAAGCATTATCAGATACTTACTCCAAAAACTGAAAGCTCAATCGGTAAAATCTCAGTAGATCCTCATGTGATACAATTACTCAAAGATTATAAGGTAAATGTCCAGGACACTTGGAAAAATGAATTATATGTAGATAATAATTTTGTGTTTACTGATGTGAAGGGTTATCCACTTGTGATTAAAAAACTGTCTACATGGATTCAAGCAATTATGAAAAAGACTGATATTACTAATAAACATATAAGTACACACTCATTCCGTCATACACATTGTGCGTTACTGATTGAAGCAGGTGTACATATCAAAGAAATACAAGAACGCTTACGTCACAAAGATATAAATACCACAATGAACATCTATGCTAAGATTACTAACTCATATAAAAAAGACGCTTCCCAAAAGTTTAGTAAACTCATGGAAAACGTCAGCAAAGAATTATTTTAGAATTTTTATGTCACTATTATGTCATAAAGAATAGCCAAGCGCCTTTAAATCAACGTTTATAGGCGTTTTTACATCATACCTGGCATGCCACCCATTCCAGGTTGTTCATTATTTTCTGGCTCTGGAATACTAGCAACGACTGCTTCAGTTGTTAAGAACATAGCAGCTACACTTGCTGCATGTTGTAACGCTGAACGAGTTACTTTAGTTGGATCTACTATACCTTCTTCTAACATATTAACCCATTCATTTGTTGCTGCATTGAAACCAACACCCGCTTCAGCATGTTTTAAACGTTCAACAATAATTGAACCCTCTAATCCTGCATTTTCAGCAATTTGTCTAACAGGTGCTTGTAATGCTTGTAAAACAATATTAACACCTGTTTCAACATCACCTTCTGCTTTAATTTCACTTACTTTTTGATATATATTGACTAACGCAGTACCACCACCAGCAACGATACCTTCTTCCACCGCTGCACGTGTTGAATTTAATGCGTCTTCAATTCTTAGTTTACGTTCTTTAAGTTCTGTTTCACTTGCAGCCCCTACTTTGATAACAGCTACGCCACCAGCTAGTTTTGCTAAGCGTTCCTGTAATTTTTCTTTATCAAACTCTGAATCAGTTTCTTCAATTTGCGCTTTAATTTGACCTACACGAGCATCAATATTATTTTCATCACCATTACCATCTACGACTGTTGTGTGATCTTTAGTCACTTCAACTTTATTTGCAGTACCTAGCATATCAAGAGATGCATCTTTAAGTTCTAAACCTAAATCATCAGTAATGACTTGAGCACCAGTTAATATTGCTAGGTCTTCTAACATTGCTTTACGTCGATCACCAAATCCTGGAGCTTTAACTGCTACAGCAGTAAATGTTCCGCGCATACGGTTTAAAACAATATTAGTAAGCGCATCACCTTCTACTTCATCCGCAACAATTAAAATTGGTCGACTAGACTGCACAACTTGTTCTAATAATGGAAGAATATCTTGGAATGATGAAATTTTCTTATCCGTTACTAATATATATGGACGTTCTAATTCAGCTATCATTTTATCTGAGTCAGTTACCATATATGGTGATTGATAACCGCGATCAAATTGCATTCCTTCAACTACTTCTAATTCTGTATTAAATCCATTTGATTCTTCAATTGTGATAACGCCATCGTTGCCTACTTTATCCATTGCTTCAGAAATGTAGCGTCCGATTTCTTCATCTGCTGCTGAAATAGCTCCAACTTGCGCTATCTCGTTCTTATTTTCAACCTTTTGAGAAATCTCATGAAGTGCTTCTACAGCCACTTGCACTGCTTTGTCAATACCTTGTCTTAAGCCTACAGGATTTGCACCACTTGTAACATTCTTAAGACCTTCCTGAATCATTGATTGCGCTAATACTGTTGCTGTAGTAGTACCGTCCCCAGCAATTTCATTTGTTTTATTCGCAACTTCCTGCACTAATTTTGCACCCATATTCTCATATGGATCTTCTAACTCTATTTCCTTAGCAATTGTTACACCGTCGTTTGTAATTAAAGGTGTTGTATAATCCTTATCTAAAACAACATTTCGCCCTTTAGGTCCAATTGTAACCTTTACAGCGTTTGCTAATTTATCAACGCCACGTAACATTGCTTGACGTGCGTCTTCAGAGAATTTAAGATCTTTTGCCATAGTCTAAACAACCTCCACTTATTAAATCATTTAATTAATATTTAAAATTCGCTCTTTATTCAATAATAGCTAATATATCTTCTTCATTTAAAATTAAATATGTTTTGTCGCCACGTTTCACTTCAGTACCTGCGTATTGTTGGAAGACGATTGTGTCACCTTCACTGACTTGAGGAGCAACTTGTGTGCCATTGTCTAATAAACGACCTTGTCCAACTGCAATGATCACACCTTCATTTGATTTTTCTTTAGCGCTATCTGTTAAAACGATGCCACTTTTAGTTGTTTGTTCTTGCTCTTTCTTCTCAATAATCACACGATTTCCTAATGGTTTAAGCATGATTGTTCCTCCTTCATTTACATGTGATTTAGCACTTTGATATATAGAGTGCTAATCTGTTTTTAATATTAATCAAAATTGGTCAATATATCAAGCAATAAGGACTATTAATTTTGTACTTAACCTTTATTTACGATAAAATATATAATATACATATATAGATGGAGGGAAATTATGAAAAGGTTATGGGTATCCCTATTAACCGTTCTATTCTACGGTTTAGCTCAAATATTACCTGGTTTGGTTTTAGGTAGCCATTTACTTGGAGATATGTCTAAAATGCAAACTGCCCAAACAATGATTATCATGCAAGTATCTATCTTCATCATCGTTGCATTGTTAATCATTTTCATGCAAGCAACCATTAAAAATCCTACTCAATTAGAACAAGGACATAAGGAACCTAAAAGATATATTCTCGCCTGGGTTCTATTAGGATTTTGTATTGTGATGATTTACCAGTTCATTATCAGTATAATTTTATTTGCCATCAATGGAAGTCCGCAAAGAAGTCCAAACACAGAAAGGTTAATGGCTATTGCTAAGCAAATGCCGATATTTATCGTTTTAATATCCATCGTAGGTCCCATTTTAGAGGAATACGTTTTTCGTAAAGTTATCTTCGGAGAATTGTATAACTTTATAAAAGGATCACGTGTGGTAAGCTTTATCATTGCATCTGTAGTAAGCTCTCTAATATTCGCTTTAGCACATAATGACTTCAAATTTATACCAGTATATTTTGGAATGGGAGTCATTTTCTCACTTGCTTATGTTTATACAAAACGAATTGCAGTGCCAATAGGTATACACATGCTTATGAATGGTTCGGTTGTATTAGCTCAAGTTATAGGTGGAGATTCTATTAAAAAATTGCAAGAACAAGCAACATTTATATTCCATTTTATATTTTAAAAATAAAAGCATCTCATCATGTATAAATTAATTATCATACATGGCGAGATGCTTATTTTATTATCCTTTTCTTCTAAAGATATATAGTCCAGTGACTCCTAGAAAAATTCCAATTATTGCAATACTTAATGATAAAAGACTTCGATGCATTTTCTTTTTCTTATCATAATCTTTGGAGTGTTCGTCATTATTTGTTGTTATTTCATCTGCACTATGGTTTTTGAAGGCGCTGTGATTTTTATCTTCTTTATCCGTAGGTTTTTTAAGTTCTGGCATTGAGCCGATTTCTCCTGTAATTAAAGCTAAAACCTGATCGTCTAAATTTTCATAGTATTTACTAGAATTAAGTGGATTAAAATATTGAAATCTGAAATAGCTTGTCCCTTTTTGTAATGAATTTAAATATTCATTTCCTCTAAATGATTGCTTTCTAAACAAGCTATAAATGTCACTATCTGTGACCTTTCCATCTAATTGATTCAAATTTTTTACTTGATTAATCAAAAACGGATTGTACTTATAGGCACCCGTTGCTAATTGTCTAAATCTGCTAATTAATGAATTGGTATTATCACTACTATTCATTCTATGTTCGATATTATTTTGAGATTTAAAAAAGCCATTTTTATTCCATATAAATTGATTTATATTATTTTGATTTCTATGACCTGAGCTAGAATGAATAATATTTTGTCGAGGTTTATATGGCGCACCGTCTCCATTAGTACGTGTATGATTAATATTATGGTCTATATTGTTTTGATTTGTTTGATTGTATTTAGGCCTTTGGGGTTGATTCGTATGACTTTGAGAAGGTCTATTTGTATTTCCTTTAGTGTTACTAGGTTTTTTTCCGGTATGTGAACCCTTACCTGAACTTGTATCAGAGTCTGAATCACTATCTGAATCTGAGTCATTGTCAGAATCGGAATCACTGTCTGAATCTGAGTCACTATCTGAATCTGAGTCACTTCCTGAATCCGAGTCACTATCTGAATCTGAATCACTGTCTGAATCTGAGTCACTATCTGAATCTGAATCACTATCTGCATCTGAGTCACTATCTGAATCCGAGTCACTGTCTGCACCTGAGTCACTATCTGAGTCCGAATCACTATCTGAATCGGAATCACTGTCTGCACCTGAGTCACTACCTGAATCTGAGTCACCATCTGAATCTGAATCACTATCTAAATATGTGTCAATGTCTGAATCTGAATCACTATCTGAAACGATATCTGTGTCTAAATCATTATCCGAATTCATACTATTTCCTGTGCGACTAGTGTCATTCACTTCATTGATAGTATTGCTCTTAGCTGTATTCTTATCAATCTGGTCTTTAGAAAAACTAATGTCAATAGGATGACTACCCTCAGCATGTGCTTGGTGACTGAATAATGATGTAGTTACCATGAAAGCAAAGCCCGTAAGCATAAATGAATGTTTAATGTTAAACTTTTTCATAGATTCAACCACCTCCCCATTACAATCTTTTGTTATTTCAAGTATATAAAAAAACTAAGCATTTTGCATTTAAATATGATTATTGAAAATTAATATTAATAAAGTTGAAACGTAAAAGTAACTATTTGTAAACAACAGAATTCATGAAATTTTTTATTTTAATTAGTACTTGATAATTAGATGTAAGCTAAAGCTTCACCCTAAGCCTAACAAAATTTCAAAATTTATGTTAGTTCAATATAGTTGTATGTATAGATTAACATGATTAAATTTTAGATATTTTAAATGAAATTTTGCCTTTAACTGGCAATTTTAGTATCTTATAACTAAAACGATAGGCGGGTGAATATATTGAAAATCCAAATACTTCAATTCAATGTAGAACGTGGAAATGTTGAAAAAAATATGCAAAATATCAAAACTAAGTTTAAGCAATATTTAGATAAAGATACCAGTGTCGTCGTGCTTCCAGAAATGTGGAATAACGGTTATGCTTTAGAAGAATTAGAACAAAAATCTGATAAAAATCTTAAAGACAGTTCTCTCTTTATAAAAGATTTAGCACATACATTTAATGTGGATATCATTGCAGGTTCAGTTTCAAATATAAGAGAAAATCATATATATAATACTGCTTTTGCAATCAATAAAAACGGAGAATTGATTAATGAATATGACAAAATACATCTCGTGCCAATGTTACGTGAACCAGACTTTTTATGTGATGGACATGTAGTCCCTGAACCTTTTTATTTATCTGATCAAACACTTGTGACGCAAATCATTTGTTATGACTTGCGATTTCCAGAGATATTGCGCTATCCAGCTAGAAAAGGTGCTAAAATTGCTTTTTATGTAGCACAGTGGCCTAACTCAAGACTAGATCATTGGTTATCATTACTAAAAGCGAGAGCAATCGAAAATGATATTTTTATTGTAGCTTGTAATAGTTGTGGTGATGATGGTCACACCAGTTATGCTGGAAATTCAATTGTCATTAATCCTAATGGTGAAATTTTAGGCCATTTAGATGATAAAGAAGGAGTACTAACAACACATATCGACATAGACTTAGTAGATCAACAAAGAGAATATATTCCAGTTTTCAAAAATCTAAAACCACATCTTTATAAATAGCATAGTTAAAGCCGTGAGCTTGGGAGAGACTCACGGCTTGATAACTTATTATTAAGGGAATGTTTTTACAGTTATTTTTTCAATCTATTTTTTGGGGATGTTATTAATTATGAAAAAATTTTAGTGAATTTATCTATTTAACATGATAAATTGAATGTTGTTTACGATAGCTTACATGCTAGAAATAATTACCTATTTAAGGTAGCTAAGAATAATACGTAACACTGAGTCCAAGGAAACTACAGCTACTAGCAAATGCTTCTCACTTGCTTAGTTTATATTAGTAAATTATTAAGTTGGGATGGCTCAACAACTCACTAATAGTATTAATTATACGAAGAAAACAAAGTTACAAAAGTTACAATAGACTCATTCAAAAATTATTTTTTGAATTTATTAACTGTGTCGATAATCCATTTTACTAAATCACCGATTGTAGAAATGATATCTGCTGCCATTATAACTTCACTCCTTTCGAATTAAGGTAATGGATACGAATGAATTTAACATTCACTCGACTAGATTAAGCAAATTTTTCAACTATCTTTCAATCACATCTCTGTGATATGAGTCTATTAAAACATGATTTTTCCATTTAAAGATTAAAATTTCGTAAATAGCAATATTTAGTACTCAACTGTAAAACTAAATATGATAAAATATCTAATAGCACTTAATTAAAACACTTAGGTATGTTTTTTTGACAGTTAGGCATGCTTTCTAAAAAATGTTGCGCAAAATAGTATAATGACACTTGAGGAGAGTAGAAAACAAGTGAAAATCATCGATAAAAAAATTGAGCAATTTGCTCAATATTTACAACGTAAAAATAACTTAGATCACATTGAGTTTCTAAAAGTTCGTTTAGGGATGCAAGTAGTTGCTGGTAATATTGAAAAAACAGTGGTTCTATATGGACTATCTTATTTTTTTGATTTGCTCATTTTTACATTTTTAACTCATATTAGTTACTTTCTATTAAGAATATTTGCTCATGGTGCACATGCTAAAACAACTCTTCAATGTCATATACAAAATATTCTTTATTTTTTATTTTTACCTTGGCTAGTACTACACCTTCCTCTTAGTACAAATATATTTTATTTTTTAGCCATGATTAGTTTTTTATTAGTAATATCTTTTGCACCGGCTGCAACAAAGAAACAACCTATACCTAAACGTTTACTTAAGAAGAAAAAAGTACTCTCCATATTAAGTTTTATCGTAATCATAACAATCGCTTTAACACTAGAAGAAGTATTCAAAAAAAATGTAATCTCGGGTGTTGTAATAGAGTCTATTACACTTTTACCAATATTTTTTCCTAAGGAGGATTAACAGATATGAATTTATTAGGTGGCTTACTTTTAAAAATTTTTTCAAACTTTATGGCAGTAATTGGTAACGCATCAAAATACAACCCTTGTAGTAATTATCTCGATGAGCCACAAGTGCCAGAAGAATTAACTAAACTAGATGAGTAGAATTTTGTAGAAAGAGTGTATTCAATGGGTAAACTTGACTTTTTACCATTTGCAGCTATACAAGTGTTTCTTTTGGTTTGGGTTACAAAAACTATTGCTAATATTAAATTTGTAGGAAAGGATTATATTTTCATTACTGGAATTATAATCCTTTCTGCAATATTATATAATGTTTATGCAAGCCAAGCACTTGTACTTGTAGTATTAATGATTATAATTTTCTTCTATTCAAAAGTAAGATGGTATTCTATTGTTATAGTGTTAATGAGCACTTTGTTGTCATATTTAACAAATTTTATTACAGTAGCT